TGTTTTACCCTTGCTAGGTTAATTAATCCTAGATACTCACTATCTGATGAGAATATACCATTCCAATTATTAGTTTCGTATGATGCATATTTTATTTGAATACCACAAGTGTCACCTATTGCCTTGTAATTTAAATCTTGCATGACATTTTCTTCTTTTAATCCTAATCTATTAAATGCCAAAGAGTGTAGAGTTTGAAAATATTTAATATCTTTTTTAGTGAGTTCTGTTTTTATTTTAAGAAATCTATCTCTTGCCTCACCTGCAGCTTTACGTGTAAAAGCAAAGTAACCAATACGTTTTAATGGTACACCTTTTTTTACATACCGTTGTACTTCGTTTAGTAAACGTCTTGTCTTACCTGTACCTGGTGGTCCTACTACTTTGTATCTCATATGCAATAATTTTTAAATATTAAATAAGCTGTTATGGCTGTAAAAAATAATAAATCCATGTAAGCTTCTTTTGGCCACATTAATAATTACTCTCTTTCCTTGGCACTGGTTTATACTCTATTTTATCTATGTGTAGTTGTTTAACTCTACATACCTTAATCGTTTTGCCATCTACATTGAGAGAATGATTGAATTCTACATCACATTTATCTTTTAATTTTTGTGCTATTCTTTCCTCTGGTATTTTCCAACTAGATCCAAGATGATCTATAAAAGAATTAAATCTAAAGAAGTGATGACCCTCCTCTGTTAAACATGATCCACTATTTATTTGTACTCTGTTTCTTGCACGTGGACCATTTACACAATACTGATATAGCTCTTCTTTTAATCTATCCTCTATTTGTGTGCCTGCAGGTGGTGATATTTTAGTAGATTCTTTTCTAAGTTCTGTAAGTTTTGCTCTAAAATCTTTTGGTTTAAGTGGCTCATGATAAATACCTGTTTGCTCCCATATTAAGTCTAATAGTTCTGTTTGTTTAGTTATAAATCTTCTGTTTGTTGCTACAACACCTTCTTTAGTTCCATCTGGTAACACAACGTTAAATCTATATTCTGGTTCTGCATACATGATTATTTCAAAGTCGGTGATATCTGGAAACATGGTAATACTATCTGACTTCACACCAAATGGTCTTGAGTAACAAAGTGTTCGCATACATTTGCTTTGTATTGGATCTTCATAACATGTATGACCTGCTGTATCTTTCTTCCACGCAGTAATTTTAGAATCTAGTTTTGTTTTATCCCATGGGTCCTCAAGATAACTATAGTTTGCTTTTGCAACTTGGTCTGGCCATTTGTCTTTGTATTTCTTTTTAGCAAAGACCATGTAGTTATACATAAATCTATCTCTACCATCATCTAGTTTTCTTTTTGAGCACAACGCTAAACATGGTGGACCATCCTCAAACTCTGGATCTGTGCCTACTAAAATATTTTTATACGTTTCTTCTACAAGTTTATCTAATTCTTGTTTACCAATTCTGCTTTCGTTTGCTACTTTTAAAAATTCATTTAAATCTAATTTGTTATTGTTCTTGTCAACAGCGTATCTTTTTGTTTCACCGTTGTTATAATATGGTAGGTTAATAAAGTTACCTGGTTTTATCTCTCCTTTGTCATCTTCCTTTAATTCTTTCTGTTTTGGAAAAACCTCTGTGTCAGGATCTAATCCAAGAGGCAGTAAAAAAGATTTTAATGCCGAGATTAGATCGACAGCTGGTATTGGTTCTTTTAAAAACAAATAACAATGCAGTCCTCCACTCTTAGATAACAATGGCACTAATGGTAATTTAAATTGTTGAAACAATGCTAGATAGTTTTCTACTTTGAAACTAGCATAGTCTTTTGAGTCTATGTCAATGCAACCAAACTGAACTGTTTTATCTAGTCTACATGGTTGTATACCAATTGATATCTTACCTGCTATGTGATCTCGATAGTCACCTTGTGTAATAGGTCTACCAGCCCACTCATAGTTTGGTTTAAGTTTATTTTTATCTGTGTCTAATTGTGCTGAAGACATGTCAGCGATACCAAAATCACCTTGATATCCAGTAAAAATCTCTATAAATTTTTCAACCATAAGATCCCGGGTCGGAGCGGCTCCACTCTCGCTTTGCCGCCCCTATCTCCTCCATAGAGGTAGAATTAGTAGTTAGAGTCCTCTTGTGATTCAGCCACCGATTTATTGTGACTGTTTCTTAAAGAGTTATAAAAATCTCTAGCCATTTGATATAGGCCGGCATTGTCTACTTTTTTTAACATAGACACATTGTAACCATGCCAAGTAAAACTACCTGAGTTTTCTACAGAACATAATCTATAAATTCTAGAAAACGTTGGTGCCTGTAAAGATTTTCCTGTTTTAGGATCGTTTTCAAATTCATTCTCCATTAGAGAATTCCATTGTCTACTAACCTTAAGCTGTGTTGACTTCATAGTCATCAAAGCTTTCTCTGGTCTCTCTCCATTAATAATAACAAAGTGATTTGCAGTTTTGATAATTTCGTTCCCATTATCTAACATGTCTTTGTTATTTTGATTTTGAGTTACTTTTGCCATAATACCAGGTCCTCTGTCATTATGCACAGGTCTACCTTCTCTACGTTCAAAAGGTGCCCACTCTGGGTATGTCATCTTATAATACACAGGAATAACTTCTATTCCTTTTTCACCATTGTATAATTTTTTAGTGACTGTATTGTAAAACATACCAGCTTCTGCACCATCTACGTACTTCGCATGTTTCTTTTTAGTTTCATCTGATCCTGATTGTAACAGTTTCAAAAAAGGTAAGGCTAGATCTTGTTTGTCTACGTTTTCTAGACCCATTCCTGAATCTGATACGAAGTCCAAAGCAGATAGCTCACCAGTTGATCTTTTTATTACGTCTCTTGTTTCTTCACTCATGTTATTTGTTCCTTGTGATTTTTGTTTTGTTTCCCTTAAACAGGTTGAAATGTTCAGAGGGCAGGTCAAGATTCTTTTCGACCCGCTCTCTGTATAGTGCTTTGAGAGTCATCGGTTCCACTTTAAGTTTTTGAACCGGTTGGTAACCGTTGCTCTCTGCAAGGTTTGCATATTCGCTCGCCTTGTTATCTTCGTTACGACCAAAGGAAACAGTAATCTCATTTTTGATGACATCACCCAAGTCGTTATTTCGAAGCCAGTTAAATGCGCCATCTCTTTTATCTAGAGGTATTGTTGCGCTATAAATTTCTTTTACTTCTATTGCTGAACCATCTTTTAATTTCATGGTTTTTAATTTCATAGAGTCCATTATCTCTGGTATCACTTGTTGTGAAAGTTTATCTGCTTGTGCTTTCTTTTGTGATAATCTTTCTTCGTCCTTTTTAATTTCATCTTCTAGCTTTTGTAATTCTAAAACATGGCTAGATAATGTCTCTGCATTATTTAATTCATTTACTTGTTGAGGCGCATCCTCAACAAACATTTTTTGTAATTCATTACTCATCTATTTCTCCTTTCTCGTATAGATTTATTTCTATTGGGTAATATTGTCTTTCTTGTTTGTCCCACTTTAACAAATTATATTTGCCGTTAGTCATATCAGATACGATAGAACATGCAACACCGATTATTGCAGGATCACCAGTTAATAATAAATAATCGTCTTGTGTAAAATTTTTTAATAGGTTTCTTAATTTAAAAATTAATGGACCAGGTGAAAAAATCATTTGTGATAATTCAGGAAGTAAAAATTTAAACTCACCGTATTTAGCTGCACCCATAATATTTATCTTTGGGTTTCCAGATGCAGTGCCAGGTATCTCCTGTATGACATAAATAGTTCTATCTTTCATGGCTTGACATATAATTTGTTTTTGATACAGTGTCAACTAGAAAGAAATTATGAATTATAAATTTAAAACTAAGCCATATGCGCATCAACTCAAAGCATTAGAAATGTCTTGGGAGAAAAAAGCTTTTGCCTATTTTATGGAGATGGGTACAGGTAAATCTAAAGTATTGATAGACAATGTTGCAATGCTTTATGACAAAGGTAAAATTAATGGTGTCTTAATTGTGGCACCAAAAGGTGTATACAAAAACTGGTATAGCTCTGAGATACCTACACACTTACCAGATCACATAGATAAAGTGTCTGTATTGTGGCAAGCTAATATTACAAAGCAACAACAAAAAAATCTGGATACATTATTTAAAACAGGAACAGACTTACACATTTTATGTATGAATGTTGAGGCATTATCTACTAAAAAAGGTGTTGATTTTGCTGCAAAGTTTATCAACTCACACAACACCATGATGGCAATAGATGAGTCTACTACTATAAAAAACCCTGAAGCTAAACGTACAAAAAATATTGTAATGCTTGGTGTCCATGCAAGATATAAAAGAATACTCACAGGATCACCGGTAACAAAGTCACCATTAGATTTATATAAACAATGTGAGTTCCTTGATCCCTGGCTCTTGGATCATAATTCTTATTATTCATTTAGAACTAGATATGCTATCATGAAGACCGCAAACTTTGGTGGACGATCTGTACAAATTGTAGTTGGTTACCGTAATCTGGGAGAGTTATCAGAAAAATTGAAACCATTCTCTTATCGTGTATTAAAAGATGACTGTCTAGATCTACCAAAGAAAACATTTATGAAGCGTGTTGTACAACTTACACCAGATCAAA